GTGGTGCAATAGCCACGGACTAAGAACGCAATCGCGGCAGGATGACACTACATCATCCAGGGTGAGATTTAATTTATCGCAACGCAGAGCCAGAGGGATGGCAATCCGGGTTCCTGTTTTTTGCTGTTCGACATGAAGATAACCATCCCGGATATCCGAAAATTGCATTTTGCAAATATCTGAAAGGCGCTGGCCTGTCATCAGTGCCAGCAGCATACCGCGCTGTAAAAAGTAACCATTCTTTTCCGCTGCGTTATAAATCATCATCCACTCATCAAAAGTCAGTCGCTGTCTTGATATCCGCACCTGCGGTTTTTTTGCCGATTCTGCAGGGTTAAAGCCTGGCGGGACATCGCCCGTTTGCTGAGCTTCCCGGAAAACATCGATCAGTACTTTCCTGAAAATTTGTCCCATTCTGTTATGTCCTCTGGCCTTGTACTCTTCCAGTACTGATACCACATCTTTTACGGTTATGGCATCTAACGGTCTGGTGCCAAAACGTTCATCAAATACCCTGAGAGGGGCCGCTTTCTGTTTCAGCGTGTTGAGTTTGATCTCGCCGTTTTCATATCTTTCCTGTTGAATTTTTCTGTAATTATTCAGAAAAATGGTAACGGTTGATGAACCGCCGGTATCACTAATAATTTTCTCCTGCAGACTGAGCATTTGTTCCATTTGCTGCCGGGCAAGACGGCTGTTCGCTTCTGCTGCAATAGTTTCTGCCAGTTTCTGGTCAATACTGCCGAGACCGTGATTTTTGCCTGTTATGGGATGCCTGTAACGCCAGTAAACTTTGTTATTTCTTTTGTCAAAATACGGAGATAATCCCGGAACATCGGTTTTATATTTTCGCGGGCGCGCCATCTTCCAGTATCCTCTTCAAAGCAGGGTGATCTGTGGCGATCACCTCCGGCTTGTTTACCATTCCGACAAAGCGAGCTTGCGGATCCACTCGCCAGCGTCTTCCAACTTTTTTGGGGAGAGGAAATATCATTCCGGCTTTAGCGTATTTACTTAACGTACTCGGAGTAGGGACCGGTTCACTGAATTCCTCTTTTGCCCACTCAGTGAGCAGAATAAGTCTTGCCATGAGCGTCGTTCGCTAATCATGGTCGCCGCCACTATAGCTGGTGGGCAACGACCGGGGTTGAACATTAAAAATCAGCCTGATTTGGGATCAGTTTTTGCCAGATAGCTGAAACGTATTTTGCCTGGTAACGGGCGTCATCAAGTGCATTATGGCGCTCACCTTCGAATGGAATAGCCGTTCTGGCATCGAAGTCTATGGCTTTCCCCAGCTCAACGATTGTGCGTACATCGCGATCGTTGTAGTAACGCCACGGGCAGGGGATCCCCTGCCGTTCGTATGAACGGCGCAAAATCGTGTTGTCGAAGTTGGCTCCATTTCCCCAAACCTGAACAAAAAATTCACCGGAGTTTTCGTCGATAAATTCCCGCAATTGTAACAGTGCATCATCTAACGGGATTTCATCGGTCATAATGGCAGATTGCGCTTCGCGTGATTGCTTAAGCCACCATTTAATGGTGTCCCGATCAATGACTCCGCCAGCAGTTTCCAGATCGATAGTCTTACTAAATTCCGGTCCCATATCTCCGGTTTGCGGATCGAAAAATATTGCACCTATTGAGATGATCGGGGCATCAGGATTTTTTCCCATGGTTTCAAGGTCGATCATTAGATGGTCACACGTCCTGCTGGTGGATGTGATTTCTTGATGACCGTTCACCTTAATTGAGTGATCTGCCGTCTCGCCAGTTTCATTATCGCTATCGTGATGCTGATTGCCGCCAGTGTTCTCCTTGTGTGGATGTTCAGCGCCTTCCATTTCCTCCGGATCATCTTCCTGAACTTCAGGCTGATACTCTTCATCGAATGTTTCCTGGTATGTTGCGTCGCCCATTACCGCGCCACAATCAGGGCAGTTGCCGCCGCCGGTCTGACCGCAGGCGGTGCAGACTTTTTCCACTTCCTGTTGCGCCACTGATTCAGGCTGTTTCGTTTCTGGCTCGTTTTGTAACGCATTTGGGCTGTTTTGTTCCGCTTTCTGGTCGTTCTGTTCCGTTTCTTGCTGGTTCTGGTTCACAGAATCGCGGGTCTGGTTCCCCTTAACCCATTTCGGATCATTCGGGTCGCTAATCCCTTCAACAAATTCACCACGTGATACTGCAAGCAGTTCATCGGCGTCAGGCTGGCTGATATTGGCTGCCTGCATAATTTTGTTTACTTCGTCAGCGGTAACTTTTACTGACCCTGGTTGTGCGGTCGTGTCAGATGCACCAGTATTTTGTTGTGAACCTGAGTATGTACCGTTTTTGCGGGCGAAATATTCTTCTTTCGTGATTTCAGTAGCCCCGGCAGACAGCGCCTTATCCAGACCAGAAAGTTTGTTTGCGCGACCGTATTTTTCGCCATCCTTGTCGGTGAAGAGGAAGTAGAACGGCCCCTCACGTTCTACAGATGGTTCGACTTCCACTTTGCATTCGGTTTTTTCGTTGTCCGGAATTGCCGTTTCCACTGCATCAGTTTCTGGTACTGGCGACGAGAGAGTATCAGTTGCGCTCTGATTTGTTCCTTCATCTTCAAACACGCCCTTTGTAGTCAGGTATTCAGTAATGTATTTGTTCAGTGCCACAGGGTCTTTGTGAATGTCGATCGGACGTTCACGGACAAGGCCAAAAATAGTCTGGCGGTCGTAGCGAAGGGCATCAGGCTGTTTGCGCATTGATGCCGAGATACGCTTCCAGTCTTCGCGGTCGTTGTCGATAACTTCATTTTTTGCCCAGCGATGGATGCTGCCGTCAATGTTTCCGGCATCCACATCACCAGGCCAGAGAGCGTAGGCCAGTTCGTCATCCAGTGTTTTCCATGTCTGCTTGTATTCGCGATGAATGGCAGCAATGACCGGGTTGATTTTTCCTGTTGAATTTTCAGTGTGCTGTTGATTGGCTCTGGCGCGGGCGAGATCAACAACAGACGTGTATTTTCCGGCTTCCTTGCGTTCACCTTCGCGACGTTTTTTCCAGATGCGCATCTCTGCCTGAATTTCGGGCCATTTGGCACCAGGCTTACATTTATGCTTAACCCACCCGATGGCATGCAGCTTAAGCTCCGGATACATGGCGTTAACTTCTGGCATTTTCATCAACGCTTCAACGATATGTCCGTCGAATGTTGCCATGTCTTCCTGCAACAGTTCCTGCGCGCTAATCACCATATCAACGGTGATGTTTTCACATGTGTCGAACTTAACCATGACAGCGTTCTGTACTTCAGGGGCCAGCTTGTCAAAAGTGACGTTCATCGGATCTGATTCAGTCTCAACCGGGACAAAGGAAGCAGACGCCTCATCCCAGCGGTTTTCCTGCATATATTCAGCATCCCAGGAATCTAGGGCAGGGCGGGGTATACCGGGTTTATCCTCGCAGACAAGAAATTTATAAGCGCAGTCCTGAGCAGCCGGATAATGTTCCAGGAATTGCCAGTGAAATTTTGCGCGGGCGCGACGTTCATCACCGGCTTCAATGGCAGTGGCTACAGCGACTGCACCTTCTTCCTTTATTGCCTGTTCGTCCGGAATGGCGGCGCAAATAAAGACTTTACTCATTTTGTTTTACCTCATTACAGATTTAAGGGTGAACAAATCCCTGCCATTGCTGGCATATAAGAATGAAACCGGATATTTATTACGGAACTGTTTTAAAGACCTGCCGGGATTTCGTTATTATCCTGGTGAATAACTTTATCGACCGGGTAACAGTTACCGGGAATTTTCTGTTCGGTTGCTGCAGTCACACACTCCTGCATTGTCCTGTGAACACTGACTGCAATATCAACTGGCTCTCCGGAAACAAGAAAAACTGTCAGAACAAGTGCAAATGCTGTATTCATTGTGCACATCCTTTTTGTATCGGACGTAAACGGGCCAGCATTGAAAGAATGCATATTTTATTTAATAACTCCCGTTCGTGTTTTCTCTTGTTAATGGCATCTTCAGTAAATACAGGGTTACTGATAGTGACACCAATTTCAAAACAACCTTCAGACGTATTAACGTTTGGTAATAACGTTTCCATTATCGCGTCCTCAACAATGAATTTTGTGATGCGGTGCCTGGTGCCTCCAGGTGACGTTAACCAGTTAACAATTAACGCCGGATACAGAGAATCCACCCATAACACTGTTTTTGGTTTTAACTGTTCCGCGTGCGCTGAGCCGCATTCACCGCATCACAAAATTCACTTTAAAAAGGGCGGCAGAGCAGTCACGGAGTAAAACTGATACCGCCAAACGTCACCAGAAAATTGATAACAGAGGGCGTTGCAGCGGGGTTGTCGCTTAAGCGTATGGTCAACCTGACAACCCGGTGTCCTCAACGGGGAAGGAATAACCCCGCCATACTTACCGCCGCGCCATTTCGCGGAGTGCCACAACCGGAAGCGCACGGTCGAACTAAATTTAACGACACCGTACAGAGAGACCAATTTCGCCGTGCGCTTTCGCGTTATGCCCTGACTTTTCAGGGACATATCCTTTCAGTAAACTGTCAGTGCCGGATGTTCACCCGTGTCCGGCGCACGCACTCCACCTGACCCGTGGAGAACTCCTTAATTACCAACCCTCAGGAGGGTGAAATGGATAAAAAGCAAATTGAGGCCCTGCAATCTATTATTGAAAAACAAGATGAAGCTATCAGGATTCTTTCATATCGCACTGATATGATACTAAATATGCTTTCTGCATTAACGGCTGCGCTTGGTGGTACAAAAACAAACGTATACCGCGAAGTTGTTATTCAACAGATAGATAAATTTGAAAAAACCATACCAGGTATTAATGCTCATCTTGCAGAACAAGAGAAAGACCATGCTCTTATGGCAATTTCTTCAGTAGCTCTCCCGAAAGTTGAGTAGTTTTAATTGTTGTTTTGAAATAATCACTGCTTTCACATTTGAGTGATTTCATGGCAATCCAAATGCGGGCCTCTGTGCCTGCATTTGGTTCCAGTTGCTGTAGACGTTTTGCGTCTTCCAAAAGTAAGGCGATAATGTGTTTCAGCTTCTCATCATTTGCTTGATTCTTGTTTTCAGGCGAATTCTGTCCGCCGAATAGGCGCTTCTCTTCATACAGACCTATAAAGGCACGACGCACGTTACCGGATATAGTATCGATGGTTTCTTTTTCTACGGTACTCAGGTCAAGAGTCGCCAGTTGAGAGCGAACCACATTCGATGCCATTTCCTGGAATGGTACTGGTAAATCTTTAAATTCCATCGTCAACCTCATCAGTCAGTGTTTCTGGTTAACCAGCGACGCGCGCCAGCTTCAGTTTTAAACGTTTTGCTTCTGGTATACGTCATCGCGGTGAACGTACCGTCCTGGTTGGGGAACACGCCACATACCAGAGATTCGCTGTTGCCAAGATCGATAGTATCCATGCTGACCTCATTACCCCTTAACGCCGGGTAGCGGAACTGTTTGCTGAGAACACCGTGCGGTGTCTTGATGGGTGGTAATTTAGTTTTCTCATGAATGTTGGTCAAGCATTTTTAATGAGAAAACTCAATATTTAATGCAAAATAAAGCCAATACATTGAAATGTAAGGCTTTAAAATTTGTGAAGGGGGTTACTGATGTTTGTTACGTTTGCGAGCTTCTAGTAGCTCGGTGAATAGGCGATTAAAATTCTCAACGCGGGCACGGAGTTCGCTGATTTGTGCTTGCTGCTCTGATTTTGGAAGTGCGCGATACAATCGCAACATCTCCAACTCATCTTCCGATAAGTCTAAGGCGCTGTTGAGTGCTACTGGTGGATCTGGTGTTTTATCCTCGTCACCAAACAGTATCCAAGTTGGTGAACATTGCAATACCTCAGCCAGGCGATGCAAATTTTGCCCGCGCGGGGCTGTATGGTCGCTTTCCCATAGTGAAATTGATGAGCCAGATACGCCAGCGGCTTTGCTTAAATCGTTTTGACTTAAACCAACCTGTTTGCGTCTTTCTCTAATTCGTTGACCTAAAGTTTTCTCGTTCATATTTAGATATCTTAATAACCCTTGACTTGAGATTCCTTGAATGATTACTATTGAGAAAACTCAACTTTGGAGGGGTGATGTTTAAATCAGACGTAATTAATTTTTATGGGACGAAAGCCAAAGTAGCGAAAGCTGCTGGTGTTGATCCATCTGCTGTTTCTCAATGGGGGGAACTGGTTCCTGAAGGTCGCGCGATGCGCCTGCAAGAGGCATCCGGCGGGGAACTTCAGTACGACCCCAAAGTTTATGACGAATATCGTAAGGCAAAGCGGGCGGGGCGGTTGAACAATGAAAATCACCCCTGAACAGGTTTGTGAGGCTCTGGATGCCTGGGTATGTCGACCAGGAATGACACAGGAGCAAGCGACGATATTAATCACGGAAGCATTCTGGGCTCTGAAAGAACGCCCGAACATCGATGTTCAACGCGTCACGTTTAATGATGGCGAGGTTGATCAACGGGCGCTGGGCGTTAACCGGGTGAAGATATTCGAACGCTGGAAAGCTATCGACACCAGGGATAAGCGGAAAAAATTCACGGCGCTGATTCCGGCAATTATGGAGGCTATCCGAATTAGTGATTTCAGGTTGTATCGTGAGATCAGTGATGGAAAAAGCATTACGTACATGATCGCCGGATTAAACAAAGAATATGGCGATGTGGTGGAGTCCGGGCTGCTTTTTGCGGATCCAGCTGTTGTGGAACGTGAGACTGACGAGCTTATAGAAAAAGCTATTGCTTTCAAGCATGCGTATCGTCAGCAATATCAATATTACTTTGCAGATAAACAAATGTCTGCCAGGGGTTTGTATGAGTATCGATGCACTACGATGGGCTAAAAAGGTGAAAACCGGCAGTTCATCCAGTAAGTCTGTATTGACCTGGCTTGCTGATATGTGCGGTGCCGATTTGTGTGCATACCCGTCTGTATCTGCACTGGCAGAAGTAACGGAACTAAACAAAAAGACTGTGCAGGACAGCTTACGACACCTGATGGAGATTGGGTTAATTGTTGATACCGGTGAGAGAAAAGGCAGAACAAAGCAAATTGTGGTGTACCGACTTATCGGTGTAGAAGAAAGTGTTGCCGAGCCTGAATACACCCAAAAACGGGAGTCTTTAAAGGTGGGTAAAATTGGTGCTGTTAATAAAAACAGTACCGAAAATGGTTATGTTTCAGCACAAAACAGACCCAAAAACGGAACTCTTAGCTGCATGGAAAATAACCAAAGACACCCAAATTTTCCATCAAAGACACCCAAAAACGGATCACGGAACCCAAAGGAACCCAAAGATCTAAACCCCACACATAACGCACGCGAGAGTGCTCCGACCAGTGAGCAGGAAGTTTTGTCGTTACAGGCAGCACCCCTTGTATTCCTGGATGGCCTGAGCGAACCCATCGGAAAATTTCCGATGACCGATAGCTGGTATCCGTCACGGGATTTTCGACGACGGGCTGCGTTGTGGGGGATGGCTTTGCCGGAGACAGAATTTACACCTGCTGAACTTGCCGCCTTCCGGGACTACTGGGCAGCGGAGGGGAAAGTGTTTACGCAGATTCAGTGGGAGCAGAAATTCGCCCGTCACGTAAATCACGTCAGGGCGCAGGTTAAACCAGTCAGCAAGGGGGTAAACCATGCAGCAGCACCAGGTGGCACCGCATCACGGGCAGTTCAGGAAATTCGGGCAGCACGTGAGCAGTGGGAACGTGAAAACGGATTTATCAGCGACGGAAACGGTCTGGAAGCTGTGGGAACTCATGGGGGAGGTTTATTCGAACCGCTGGACCCAGAAGAACGGGGCCGCACCTTCGAAGCTCTGGATTGCACAGATTGGCGCGATGACTGAGCAGCAAATCCGACAGGTCTGCCGCCAGTGCATGGACCGCTGCCGGGCGGGTGAAACATGGCCTCCGAACCTGGCTGAGTTTGTGGCGCTGATTTCAGAAAGCGGGGCCAATCCATTTGGCCTGACGGTGGATGCTGTGATGGAGGAGTACCGCCGCTGGCGTGATGAGTCCTGGCGATATGACGGAAGCGACAAATATCCGTGGCCTCAGCCTGTGCTGTACCACATCTGCCTCGAAATGCGTACCAGAGGGATTGAGCGCCAGATGACGCAGGGTGAGTTAAAACGACTTGCGGAACGGCAACTGACGAAATGGGCAAAGCATGTTGGTAACGGGATGAGTGTTCCGCCAGTGCGACGACAACTGGAAGGGGCGAAACACCCGCAAGGGCCAACGCCAATTGAACGGCTGAAACAGGAATACGAACGCCGGAAGGCAGCTGGTTTTATTTGAATCTGAGAAACGATTTTGTCGGAGGAAATTTTAATGGAAACCGTATTTGACGCACTGAAAGCAATGGGAAAAGCCACATCGGTAGAACTGGCCGCGCGACTTGATATCAGTCGTGAAGAGGTTCTCAACGAGCTGTGGGAACTCAAAAGAAATGACGTCGTTGATAAAACTGGTCACACCTGGTTTCTGGCTGGCGAAGGTGAATCCCGGGTAACCGAAGAGCGGCCAGTAAAATCTGAAGCACAGGATATGCTGACCGGAGAGGTCGAACAAAAAGTTACCGCAGACATGATGATTGAGTTTATCGGTCAGGATGGTGCTAAAACGTGTGAGGAACTGGCGGGTAAGTTCGGCGTCAGTACTCGCAAGGTTGCCTCCACGCTGGCGGTGGTAACCGCAACGGGGCGGCTGGCACGCGTTAATCAGAACGGTAAATTTCGTTACTGCATGCCGGGCGATAATTTACCAGCAGAGCCGAAAGCCGCGCTGGTAACGGAAAGTGATGGTAAGGCCTTTCCTCAGCCAGCAGGTGCTGCGTTACCAGTCCGGGAAGCCGCAACACAGGAAGAAATTAAAACAGAAACTGTGGCGGACATTGTGCAGCCGTTGCCATCGTTTACCGAAACGCAAGCAGATGAGCTGATTTTTCCGTCCCTTCGCAGGGCAAACCTGGCGCTGCGCAGGGCGAAAAGTGATGTTCAGAAGTGGGAGCGAGTCTGCGCCGCGCTGCGGGAGCTGAACAAGCACCGGGATATTGTTCGACAGATTACTGATTCTTCCCGCCGTGTTGTATCGGAAAAGTGATTGCCGGAGGCGCTTATGGCAAAAGTATTTACACCAGAAGAGCGGGAAGAAGTGAAGGCGCGCATTGTGGAATTCGTGCGCCTGAGCGGACGAGAAACTTTTCGACAACTGGCAGATAAAACGGGTGTCAGTAAGACCGCTATTCGTCGTTTATCTGGTGCGCTTGCGGCCAGTGGTGATGTCTGGCTCTCTGGTTGCGGGGTATTTCCATCAGAGCAGGCGTATCGCGTATGGCGTAAGACACCGGAGAAGGCTGCTGACCCGACACTGATTCGAAAGTTACCTGACGGAGAAATACGTCGTTACAACAGACGGCAGAACATAATTTGTCGTGAGTGCCGCCAGAGCGAAGTTATGCAGCGTGTGCTGGCGTTCTATCGGGGAAACTTTCAGGAGGTGATGGAGTGAGGGTCAGAGTTTATATTGCCGGTCCAATGACGGGATATGAAAATTTCAACCGTGAGGCGTTTCACAAGGCGGAAGAGGAACTGAAACGGGAAGGGCATACCGTCTTAAACCCGGCAGTACTTCCGGACGGGCTGACACAGCCGCACTACATGGATATTTGCATGGCAATGATTCGTTGTGTGGATGCGATTTACATGCTGAATGGCTGGCAGCGGTCAGCGGGCGCTAAGGCAGAGCTGGCACTGGCGGAGAAACTGGGGCATGCAGTGATTTATCAGGAGGTGGCTCAATGAGAGAGGTTAACTATGAGGCGCTTCGTGAGGCAGCACAAAACTATCAGTCGACGCTGGCGTGGTATCAGGCTATCCCGGACAGCCCAAATGCTGAACGGGATTGTGATGCGGCTCTTGCTGCGTTTAAGCGTCACATCCGTCATCGGGAAGCGGATATTATCGCTGATTTGCTGGATGGACTGGAAGAAGCAAAATCACAACTCAAAGAGCAGCGTGAGTATTACGAAGGCGTTATCTCTGATGGGAGCAAGCGTATTGCTGAACTGGAAGCGCGGGAAGTTCAATTACCGACTCGCTACGACCTTCGATATGGACACCCGATAAATGCAGATGAGCGACATGTCATGATACCTAAAGAAAATGGCAGTTGGCTTTACCTGATTGACCTAGAACACGCATTACGCGTCTCTGGCATTCGCATCAAAGGAGAGGAGCATGGAAATAAAACCAGAGGATGAGTTAAGCAATATCGTTTTATTTCCGGTAAAAGAGGATGACCCTCGTAATCAGGTTAATTTTCTTTATGAGCCATCGGAAAGACCATATTGTCATCACGCCTCTGTCCGGGTTGACGAAAAAGAGCGTCAGGTCCGCTGTAAAATCTGCGGTGCAGTTGTGGAGCCATTTGACTGGATGCTCTCTGTGGCGAAAAGAGAAACCAGACTGGCAGATGATGTAAGGCACTTGCGCCAGGAGGAGCGGGAAAGGCGAAAAAATATAGAAAAGCTAATTCAGATTGAGCGTAACGCGAAAGCGCGGATACGCAGGGCGACAAAATCCAGAACTGAATAATTAAATTTAGCTCTGTTAAAAATTTAATCCTTAACCGGAGGGATTTCTGCACCCTCAGAACATCAGGAGGCCGCCCGAAAGGGCGGTAGTTAAATGCGAAAGTTTAAAATAATTATTGAAACGGGAATAGCCGGTGGAGATTTCGAGGATGAATTCGAAGTGGATGATGATGCGACGCCTGATGAAATACATGACGAAGCAAAAGATATTTTCTTTAACTACTGCAATTACTCATATCACGAAATAAAAGACGAAGAGGAAGAGCAAAATGGCTGATTTTGGTTCAATTAAATACAACGTCAGTTTTGAAGCATGGCATGAACTGTTAATGGACTATGCAGAGTTACGTGGTGGCAGTGCTGCTGATGCTGAAGCATGGCGTGATGATTATGAAGCAGGAAAAACTCCGGTCGAAGCATATTGTGATGAGTGGGGCGATGAATGAGCGAGATTAATTATCAGGAAGGGCATGAAACGGCAGGGCAGGCAAAACCAGTTGCATGGCGATATCGCTACGTGAAAAAAGACGTTACAGACTTTCAGGGGAAGCCGTGGGCTGGTGACTGGAAATATGTACCGACAAAAGAGGATTGTAACGACAGGCCGAACTATGAAATTCAGGCCTTATTCATCGGCCCGCCAGTCCCGGTGACATCAGAAGGACTGGTTAAAGCCGTGCGCTTTTATGAACAGGTAAAGCGTGAGAATCCGCCAGTCGAAACAGGAGCATGGAAGGATGCTGTTGACTGGGTGCTCAGAGAGGCCTGCTGCGCTGCCATTCTGGGTAAAGCCGACAATCCACCAGCATCCGGCAATCAGGTTAGCGAATTAACAATGTGGGTTAAACGACTGGTCAGTCAACTGAAAAAAGCTCAGCCGGACTGCAAATTACCGGAGAAGGCGATGGATTACCTGAAACGAAATGGACTGATAAGCGTGGAGGATGTTTTACGATGAATATTTAGACTAAAGAGTTTGTAACGCTATGTAAGTGATTTTTTCTGGTTTAGATATTTATATGTCCGGCCAAATTGAGGTGTGTTTAAATGTAATTGCACATTGATTGTAGGGGGAATAATGAAAAACGCATTGCAGTTTTTGTTTGTTGCGTTCTGGTTGTTCGCATCATGTATGCCCATCATCTTCACAGCAAGGTATATGGAAAAAATTGATGTTTTGATATTAATGTTTGGACATATAAATGCCCTTTTTTTAGGGGTGTTCATGGCGGTCATGTGCATTGAATACTGGCGGTAAATACAGCGAACGCCATTGGTTTAGTTGGATATTTACTGTGCCGGACAAAAACGGTTTGCGGGGAAATCTTAGTTAAGTAGAATAACTGCGGGTGCTTGAGGCTATCTGTCTCAGGCATGAACACCAAAAGGCAGATAGAGAAAAGCCCCAGTTAACATTACGCGTCCT